TATGGATGCGTGGAAGGTATGGGCGCTGATACTAATCGTTGCATTCATCCTGCTAGTGTCCTTGCACATCAGGGATGGTTCAAAAATCAAGAGGTTTCAGAATGAGCGAGTCGACGCATATCCTAGAAGAACTACGGTCGCTGAGAGTTGCGCACGTCGACCTGATGACGAGGATGTCTGACGTGTGCGGAGAGGTAAGGACGCTTGTGTCTGAGCTACGTCATACCCAGACCAGCTTCGACTCCATGAGCAACCGGGTGGCCGAGGTAGATCGCCAGATCCGCACCATCCAGCTTGAGAACGCCACCAACAAGCCCATACTCGACATCGCAAACTCCATGTACCGCAGCCAGTGGATGACCATCATCGGCGCTATCGGCGCAGTGATCGGGTCCAACTGGACGAAGTTGTTCTGATGAGCACTCCAAAGCAGCCAGACTGGGAAACCATCGAATCCGCATACCGGGTAGGGTCTCTGTCTGTCCGCGCCATTGCTGAGCAGAACGACATTACTGATGGGGCCATACGCAAGCGCGCCAAGAAAGAAGGCTGGGCCCGTGATCTAACAGCAAAGGTCAAACAGGCGACTAGCGAGAAGCTGGTACGCGCCCCGGTACGCACAGACGGTACGCACAGCAAGATGCGTACTGATGATGAGATTGTTGAGGAAGCGTCTGATGCAGCGGCATCAGTAGTCATATCTCACAGGATTGGGTTAGCAAGATGGCGATCGATCGCGGACAAGCTCTGTGATGCGCTGACCGATCTTGATGTAGTGGAGGGGAACATCGGCGACTTCTCGCGCGCATTGAACGCCGGGGTTGATGCACAACTCAAGGTGATCAAGGGTGAGCGTCAGTCCTACAACCTTGACGACGACCAATCGCCTGATGGGCCAGCCACAATCATCACCCGGGTAGAGCGAGTAATCATTGATGCTCCAAAGCACTGATACAGGCGCGACTCTCCAGATCAATACTCCGCGCTGGGCTGTGCCGGTTGTAAGCGGTGCTGCTCGTTACAAGGGCGCACACGGCGGGCGTGGATCGGGCAAGTCCCATCTGTTCGGCGAACACCTGATTGAACTCTGCTCCATCCAGAAGATCGACGCGGTATGCGTGCGTGAGATCCAGAAGTCTCTCAACCAGTCCGTCAAGAAGCTGCTCGAGAACAAGATCGTGGATCTCGGCGTCCAGCACCTGTTCGAAGTCCAGCGCGACCAGATCCTGTCAGCCAGTGGTGGGCGGATAATCTTCCAAGGCATGCAGAACCACACCGCCGAGTCGATCAAGTCCCTAGAGGGCTATGACATCGCATGGGTGGAAGAGGCGCAGACGCTGAGTCAGCACAGTCTTGACCTGTTGCGCCCGACAATCCGTAAGCCTGGAAGCGAGCTGTGGTTCACTTGGAACCCGCGTAACGCCACTGACCCTGTGGATGCCCTGCTTCGAAGCGACGACCCGCCACCAAACGCGATCATTATCCCGGTGAACTATGAGGACAACCCATGGTTTCCTGATGTCCTGCGCGACGAGATGGAGTACGACAAGAAGCGCGACCCGGAGAAGTTCCAGCACATCTGGCGCGGGGCATACCTGAAGAACAGCGAGGCCCGGGTATTCAAGAACTGGAAGGTTGAAGAGTTCGAAGCGCCTTCTGATGCCGTGCACAGGCAGGGGGCTGACTGGGGCTTCGCAACAGACCCGACAACACTGATCCGTTGCCATATCATCGGGCGCACGCTCTACATCGACCATGAGGCCTACAGGGTCGGATGCGAGATCACTGATACGCCTGCGTTGTTCATGACTGTGCCTGATTCGGAGAAGTGGCCAATCACCGCCGACAACGCGCGGCCCGAGACCATCAGCCATATGCGCAAGAACGGGTTCCCCAAGATCATGCCCGCGGTCAAGGGTGCAAAGTCAGTGGAAGAAGGCGTGGCGTGGCTTCAGTCGTTCGATATCGTCGTGCACCCGCGCTGCATCCACACCATCGACGAACTGACCCACTACAGCTACAAGATCGACAAGCTCACCAGCATTGTGCTGCCTGAGCTTGGGGACAAGGACAACCATGTAATCGACGCATTGCGTTATGCTTGCGAGGGTGCTAGGCGTGCGGCGAATGTTGCCAAGCCTATTGATGCCATGCCAAATCCAACCGCCAGCCACTGGAACAGGAAATAGTAATGTCAATCACGAAAGAGCAACGGCTGGCGAATATCCACCAGGAAGCAATGGCCGAGTTCGACAACATTCAGTCGGCGGTGCGGGACGAGCGCTTGCAGGCATTGCAAGACCGCCGCTTCTATTCGATTGCCGGGGCTCAGTGGGAAGGCCCGCTGGGTGATCAGTTCGAGAACCGCCCGAAGTTCGAGGTGAACAAGATCCACCTGGCGGTAATCCGGATCATCTCCGAGTACCGGAACAACCGAATCACCGTTGACTTCGTGAGCAAGGATGGCAGCGAGAACGACAAGCTGGCCAGCACCTGCGACGGGCTGTATCGGGCGGATGAACAGGCAAGTACCGCCGATGAGGCCTACGACAACGCCTTCGAAGAGGCTGTCGGTGGTGGGTTCGGTGCTTGGCGTCTGCGTGCTGAGTACGAGGACGACGAAGATCCAGAGGACGAACGGCAGCGGATCTGCATCGAGCCAATCTTTGACGCCGATAGCTGCGTGTTCTTCGACCTGAACGCCAAGCGCCAGGATAAGGCAGACGCCCGGACCTGCTTCGTCCTGACTGCGATGTCGCCTAGCGCCTACAAGGATGAATGGGGCGATGACCCGGCATCGTGGCCAAAGATCGTCCATCAAACCGAGTTCGACTGGTGCACGCCTGACGTGGTGTTCATCGCTGAGTATTACAAAGTAGAGGATAAGAAGGAGAAGGCGCAGATCTGGCGCGACCTCGACGGCGAAGAGAAGGTATATCGGCAGTCTGACTTCGACGAAGACGAAGAGCTGCTGGATATGCTGACTGCCGTGGGCAGCAAGTTGGTACGCGAGAAGCCAATCAAGGTCCGCCGCGTGCGCAAGTACATCATGTCTGGCGGGAAGGTGCTGGACGATTGCGGCTATATCGCCGGGAAGTGCATCCCAATCGTACCGATGTACGGCAAGCGCTGGTTTGTGGACAACGTAGAGCGCTGCATGGGGCATGTGAGGTTAGCCAAGGACGCTCAACGCCTGAAGAACATGCAACTGTCCAAGCTGGGCGAGATCAGCGCGCTCGGCTCGGTCGAGAAGCCTATCTTCGATCCTGAGCAGATGGCCGGCCACACGTTGATGTGGGAGCAGGACAACATCAAGAACTACCCGTTCCTGTTGGCCAACTCCATCACTGACGCCAATGGCCAGAAGATGCCCGCCGGGCCAATCGGCTACACCAAGGCCCCCGAGATCCCGCCAGCACTGGCAGCGCTCCTACAGATCACCGAGACAGACATCCAAGACCTGCTTGGCAATCCGCAGGCGGGCGAGCAGATCCGCTCCAACATCTCTGAGAAGGCCGTAGAGCTGGCGCAGAACAGTCTAGGGATGCAGACATTCATTTACCTGAGCAACATGGCCAAGGCTATGAAGCGCTCTGGCGAGATCTGGCTGTCCATGGCCAAGGATGTGTTGGTCGAGGAAGGCCGCAAGATGAAGACCGTTTCGCCTCAGGGTGATATCGGCAGCGTTGAGCTGATGAAGCCAGTCATGGGCGAGAGCGGCAAGGAGATGGAGAACGATCTGTCTCAGGCCAAGTTCGATGTCGCAGTGGAAGTAGGCCCATCGTCAAACAGCAAGAAGGCTGCGACCATCCGACAGATCATCGAGATGATGAAGATCGCGACTGATCCTGAAACGCTTCAGGTTCTCGGCGCCATGGCGATGATGAACATGGAAGGAGAAGGGGTTGAGGATGCCGCGTCGTTCTTCCGCAAGAAGCTGGTGGGCATGGGCGTGATCGAGCCGACCGAGGAAGAAGCCGCCGAACTCCAGGCTCAAGCAGCGAATGCGCAGCCCGACCCGAATACCTTATACTTGCAGGCAGCGGCGGAAGAGGCTTCAGCTAAGGCAGTCAAGGCGAGGGCCGACACTATCAACACCATTGCTGGCGCCAAGAAGACCGAAGTCGAGACGCTGAAGATCGCGCAAGAGATCGATGCCAGCCAGCAAGACCAAGCATTCGCCCTAATCGACAAGTTCGAACAGGGCATGCAGCCGCAACAATCAGATGTAACCGTAGTCGCGGTAGATCCAAACGCGCCGCGACCATAAAGGTGGATAACATGAAGGTTGTCGAGTTCAAGCAGAGAGATGATCCCCATGCATCAGGTGAGGCAATATGCACTCACTGCAAACATGAGTGGATCGCTGTGGCGCCGATTGGTGATGTCAACCTTGAATGCCCTTCGTGTTCATCGCACCGAGGCGTATTCAAATATCCTTTCGGTGCGCCGGAAGGGTCTGAATGCTTTCAGTGTCATTGCGGATCTCAGGATTTCTTTATCTATCGGCAAGTTGGCCGCGCCAGTGGCGCTACTTACTGCCGGGGATGTGGTTCTGAAGCGACTGGATGGTTTGAATAATTGGTTCCCGCCCCGCCATTGAGTGGGCGAGCAATGGAGTTTCGAATGTCTGACCAACTGCATGATGACCAAGTAGCAGAGACCGAGCAGGAAGAAGAGCTGCGCGAGGAGGAGACCACCGAATCCGAAGAGGAGGAATCCTCCGAGGAAGAAGAGGATGACGGCGTTATCGTAACCATCGGCGACGAGAAGCCACCGGTCGAGGACGAAGAAGAGAAGATCGCGCCTAAGTGGGTGAAGGATCTTCGCAAGCAGACCAAGGAGCAGGCCAAGCGCATTCGTGAGCTGGAGCAGGAGGCGGCGGCTAAGGCTGCGCCGGCTTCGAAGGTTCCTGAGCTGGGTCCAAAGCCAACCCTTGAAGACTGTGACTGGGATGCCGAGGACTTCGAAACCAAGCTGACCGCTTGGCACGAACGCAAGCGCCAGGTGGAGCAGGAAGCCGCCAAGGCCAATGAGCAGGCCGAGAACCAGAAGAAGGAATGGCAAGGCCGTCTCGACACCTACGCAAAGGCCAAGACTGATCTTAAGGTGCGCGACTTCGACGACGCCGAAAGCACTGTGCTCAGCACGCTCAGCGTCACCCAGCAAGGCATCATCGTTCAGGGCGCCGACAACTCTGCACTGGTCGTCT